GTATAAGTAAGGGTAATATCTGTCCCCTCATTAATGTCGGTGACATCACCATATTCCGGATCAAGAATGTATCCGAGAAGCAGTTCATAAGCCTGCTTGCCATAGCCATATACCTTAATGCCTTCGTCTTCGTTGCCACGAACAACTACAGGAGAGAAGTAACGAGTGCGAACAAATAGTGACTTTGCAAGCTTCTTGCTTTCTTCGTCATTGTTCTCGACACCTTCTCGCCATAGCTTAGAGGCAAATTCACAAATTGGACAATCTTCGCCAAAGTTACGCTTTGGACATAAAACGCCGCCCTTGTGATTACCGACGTTATAATGGAAGAACATTTCCTTCAACGGATCTCCGTCCGTAGATGGAACAATACGAATATCCGTATCGCCTTCATCCGGCCTAAACCAGACTGAGTTCGAACCATTGTTTTCACCGCGCAGATTTGCGAGCTTGCGGCGCATAAGCTCCATGTTGATTCCCATGTTTAATTTCTCCTTTTTAATGGGTAAAGTATACCAAGCGTTCCTTGATATCTAATATAACACCCTTGATCTACCATGTCAAGAGTTTTCTTGTATTGCGTTCGTTCTGGCCACGCAAAAGCCAAAGTCTTTGCCTGTTTCGGTTTCATATATAGCATATGAAATCTTTCTAAAGGCATTGTGTGATTTCTGTTTTAACATATCAACTAGTTTCTTGTGAAGTCCTCCATCTGTCTCTAGTTTTTCTTTATTTATACATATATAATAGCATGCTTCTCGGTCGATGTCAAGGTCAAAAAACCATTTTTCTTCAAGATCTTTCATGTTCAAAGCGCCAAAGGTTCTAATTCGACAAATCTCAGAAGGCTTTGCTACAACCCCAATTTCTGGCTCATTATGTTCAAAATAATTCATGTAATGAATCGTAGAATGAATTGTATTGTTTAAAACATCATAATATCCTTTAATTGGAATATTCGGTATCATTTCTTCTAATTTTTGATTTGAAATAAGTGTGATAGATTTTAACAATCCTGATCGTGCATATTGCTGCAAAATACCAAATGTAGTATTTTCTACTAATTTGGGAATTCCGGATAGCAATTCTATATCTGGTCTAATATAAAATAGCTCTATTTGTTTATCCTTAAACTGTTCTAAAACTCCTAAAGCATAATTTGAGCTATAAGAGGCCCCAACTATAAAAAACTGTACATTGTCATCGATGTCTTTAAAGAATTTTTTAAGATCGGGAATATTTTCTTCATATTCCTCCGGAGTCTCATAGCGCTTTAATCTAAAATTGTACTTTGATGTTCGCTTAACGCCATCATTCAGGCAATAGACATTATATTGAGGTAAATCTGAAAATTTCTTGGCGATTCTAGAGCCGGCGTTGCCTAAGCCAATTATCGAAATCATATTTTTAATTCCTCGAAATCATAACAGTTTTTTCCAGCATTTACATTGACTTTGTAATCACCTTCTTCAAAAATCTTTTTAATCTCCGGCACATAGATGCGCTCATCATCGCTAAAATCGATCACAATTTCATCATGAATAATATGAGAAATAAAAGACTTCTTTCCGTCGAGGAACTTGTCAATTTTAACTGCTCTGCTAAGTACACGATCTGACGTTGTGCTCTGAATTAAATAGTTAAAAGCCTTCCGTTTATCTACTTGAATTTTTCTTCCGTATATAGTATTAATGTAACCTTCCTTGTACCATTTGTCAAGTATTTTTTCGCGATTATAGCACTCGGCTTCAATAATATTTGACTTAGGATTGTAAAACCAAGCAAAGAAGCGAAGTTTCGCGGTTTTCCTATCAATTTCATCTTCAAATATATTTTTCATGTTCCATTCGTGGACATCGCCTTTTGGCTGTTCTTGTCCTGCGAGTTCAAAAAAAGTTCTGATCTCCGCTCCATTATAATCGAGTGAAATAAACCAGTTATTGTGCGGCTTTATAAGGCGCCGATATTCTCTTTTGACTGTTAGTATCGGAAAAGAATTTTCATTGGTCGTAAGACGCCCTGTGACAGTCCCAAACATGTTATAATCGATGTAGTTGTATTTTTTTAAAAGCTCATTTGCCTTAGAGCGGCCCATGGAAGTATAATATAGTTCTCGACAGCCCTCTTGGTTAAGATTAAGATTTTGATATTTTATCTTGTGCATCAATTTCTGAATATCATTCAATAATTCGTAATTTACGGGCTTTTCATAAGTTTCAAATACGTGCTCTGTGATTTTGTTTTTGATCTCGCAAAATTCCAATAAAAAACTGTCAGGAACAAGATCAAAAAAGCAATGTTCTCGGAGATTAATTCTTCCGATTTTAAAACTTTTCAGATAAGCGCGAAAACGCCTTTGTATTCTCCGCAATTCTTCTATTAGTTCATCTGGACAAGCTTTTTCAAGACTATCGCCATTCGCGTATAACCACGCATATTCTATTTTTGGATCTATAATGGATCCTGTATATTTCCAGGTTTTCGTTAAATCTGGAGGAATCTCATCGAAATGTAATTTCCCGCCAACATATACACCAGCACACTCACTTTTGTCGTCTAATGTCTGAAAATACAATTCTACTCCGCAGCATTCTTAAAGGCAATGCGCTTCTTATTATAATAACTCAAAGAGCCCTGATAGTCAAACGTTTTATTCAAAATAGTTTCAAATTGATCTATCGCCGCATAAGCAGAACGCGAATTAGCAATCTCAATAACATCATCAACCAATAATCGGCGCTCATTTTCAGTAAATTCTGATTCTTCTTCTTCAAAGCGTATTTTGCAATATAATTCAATGAAATATTGCTGCGAGTAGCGACTTTGGAAATAGGATAAATTTTTATAATTCTCGGGCTTCTTTTCTCGCATAATTGTTTGCCCATTACATTCTTCTGTATATTGGATAATCCTTGGTTTTACAAAATTATACATGTTTAGAAGCCTTTGCTGAAAACTTTTGAAGTATGAAAAATGGGCCCTTTGATAAGCAGAGTTCAAAACTTCATCTGTTGAGTTAAAGCCATATCGTGTTGCATATTGTATCATGGGGGATGAGCCTATATCGGCAACCAATCTCCATGGAACATTTTTATCTACCATAAAACCATAGCTAGCTGCAGCATTAATAAAATATTCCCAATTATTACTATCTATAAAAGCTTGTGCTTTGCCGTCATCGTTGGACGCGTCCAAATTAGCAATTTCTATTGCCAATCCAGATACTGTAATTGGACATCTTCTACTTTTAACATATGCGGCAAATGTAAAGGGCGCCCGTTTGCTATTTATTTTAGACCAATTGATAATATATTGAGCAAAATCATCAAAATTTTCTATTTTGGTTTCATTTTCAACTAAAACGGTACGATATATCGACTTTAATTGATTTATATATTCTTGATAACGTACTCTTGGATCTTCATAAGCTTTGTGAACCCTTATATTGGACAAATAAGGATCTTTTGTATCAATTTTTTTAGTTATGGCAGCTTTGCGAAATTGTTGTTCTAAATCGCTAAAGGCATCCACAACAAAATTAAGGGCGCGCATATTGCCTTCTGGGGCGGTAGTGGCATCTAAAGGTTTTAAATCCGCACTTTTTTGAGGTACGATTATCGGCACAAAGCGCCGTGTGACGCGTCCATACATCATTTTTTCGGCTATGAAATCAATTAAATTAGTATAGGCAGCATTGCCGGCAGTACCTCTATAATATAATCTCTTATTAAATAAAAGAAGGGCTGATTCTGTATTATTCTCGACATAAAAAGTTGACATTTATTATATTATCTCCAAATTTAAAGTTTACCATCCGGTGTACCCGGTCCAGGATACCTGGGGCCGGGTGGCATCCTCGTCAGCAACTTTGGCGCCATTTTCGACTGATTCTGGCTCTTTGTATGGTCTAAGTTCTTCTGCTGCGGCATCTGCATCTTCTTCAACTTCCGTTTTCAGCGAACCAATATCAGTCGCGCATCCGGACGCAGACGGCTTTGTGCCATCGCCGGATCCCTGTGACGCAGCAATTTCGGCGTCAATTTCAGCAACCCATTTAGCAGTAATTTCTGTCTCGGCTTGTCCCGGGCCAAGAGTATGAGAAGAGCGTATGATCATATAATATCCTCCGATACCAAACTGAGTTAAATCGATGGCACTTAATTGAGCCGAGGGATCAAAGCCACGCGGTTCAATATAGATATATGCACCAGGATAAGAATTTACATCCAAAAAAGTCTTAATTTTGGCATCGTATAATACTCTTAACTGCTGCAAGCCGTCATAGCCCTGTTGTTCAAATCTTACTTCTGCTAATCCTGGCGATTCTGTTTTAACCAAATCAATTGTTTTAACAATTCCTCTATCTTTACCAATTTGATAGTGCCATATACCCTTCTCATGATCGCCAGATCCTTCTGGGAGTGGGTCGCCCTTTGAATCTCTACAATCTCCTTTTGCGCCCCCTTTTTTACATCCATACTGAAGCTCTGAGGGTTGTGCTCTAGACACAAAATATGTTAAATAATTTATTTCTTTCTCAAACCCAGGATCGGAGACGGCGTTGTCTTTTGCGCCCATCGTATTAAGAATGGGTAAAGCCTTTCCCCATTCTGATATTTTCATTCTTGTTTTTCCCCTTGTAACGCACCACTCTGTAAGAGTATCATATTTGGTGTGTGTTTTATATGCTGTTATTGCATTTTGCGCTAGTCTAACTTTTTGTTTAGATCTGTTTCCATAGCAAGTATCGTTATTTAGAAAATCGCGAATAAATTGGTTGAAAAATTCGTTAAGAAACGTTGGTAATGGATAAGTTTGCCGCTCCCTTTTGAGGACATTTTCAGTCAGAAATTCCAGAAAATATTTCACAGAAACTGGAATATCACCAAGATTAAATATTTTCGTGTCGGTTACTTTTCCTTCTTTATTGGCCTCGGTAAATTCAACGGGGCCCAATAATAATCTAAATTTTTTAAAGTTTTCCGCAAATCTTTTATAATTGGCAGCTTCTTCGTATAGATCCGACTGAATTTTTATGCCCCCTTTTTCAAATGCTTCATCGATACCTTCGTTAATTAATTTGTCATGCACGGCGCCCAATGACTTTTCAATATTCGCTAATATAACATCCATTAAATCACTAATGTAGAAGAAAGTTATATTTCCATAAAAATCAAGTGCTGCAACAAATTCGTCTGAATCGGTTGTATCATCCCCAGTATCAGTGGGGGTATTTGTGGTATCTGTGTTGGTCGAGATGAGGGATGATGCGCTCCGTCCCGTCGTCTTAATAAGTTCTATAAATTCTTGATCTAATGGGCGAAATGGTCCTCCTTGGCGATACTCATTTAATTTCCCCACCGGGACATTAATACTTCGAATGACATTCGCTTTTATCATATTCTCTATCAAAGCCTGCGTGTTCAATATCTTTTCATCTTCTATTAGTTGTACTTGTTCTTCGCTATTTTTTAAATCACTTAAAGCTTTTTGCGAGTCCTCACTATCACATTTTTTAGAATATGCTTTATATTTAAGTTTTCTCACAATTTGATTTGCAGTAACGTCTGCATCTGTAAAAATATTAAATTGAGGTTGATCAAAGAAATCTTCAACATAGGCGAGATAATTTATTGTAAATGTCGTTCTGCCCATTTCATCAAAGCCAAAATGATGGACTGTTGGGGTCAAATTTAAAGTTATATAAGAATTGTCTATGGCGGCCTTTAAATCACTGGAAATCACGGAAGAATTGAAATTCGAGCTAGCAGCCCAGCCGACAATTGCTTTTAGTCTAAAGTTTAATTTACCGATATTATCAAAGGTAGATTCTTTATTATCGTTGGGATCTAGGGCTGCCGTATCTGGGCCACCGGTTTTCAAAGCCAAATCAACATATCTATATTCGGATCCTCTTGTTCCTCTCAGTCGCAAAAGCTCACTAAACGAATTGGCATGCAAAACTAATTTTGCTCTAATCGCTTTTTTGATCGCGAATGGATTATTTGCTTCATATGTAAAATTAAAGCTTTTTAGCCCAACACCATGTCCACGAATCTCTTTTTTGAGCATAAATTCTTCAATGTCTTTTTTTCGGTAATGGGAAGCAAATTTCATTTCAACTTGACCTTCATCACCATTTTCATCAGAAATTATTTTATAAAGACGAATCGACGGCTGTAAAGTCGAAATTGATTTCGTTTCCATCTCAAAAAATTCTTCTTTATTGGGAGGCTGTGTTAAAACGTTAATTAAAGCATAAGGATCTCCCTCCAACATTAAACTGGCATTATCTCCACCAGCTACGTATGGCATAGGCTTGTGGGGCGTAACACCCCAATCATTGGGGCCCGTCTTCCCTTCGGGATTCAGGGGATCGAGATAGTCTTTTTTTATCCTCGCAAATTCCTGAATATTGGATAATAAAAGACATTGTTCTTTAAATCTAATGTCTTTAAAGGAGAAATCACCAAGTTCTGCCTCTCCCTTTTCATGCCGGAGCAATTCCTCACTCTTTAGTTTATTGAGGTTCGCTCGTTCTTCGTCCGTCACGGGATCGAGGCCACCCCCATAGGGATCAGGGCCGCCTCCCAACCAGTCCGGGATCATCCCGTGGAGTTCGTCCAACCACGTCGGTTTGGCATATGCCTTCTCCTCTGCTTCTGTAAATCCAGGTGACGCTTCTTCATGACAGTCTCTTTCGTGCTGAATACGTTCACCCAGCGCGCTAGTGAGTTCGTCAAGGTGGTCTTCGATGGCGGTCGATCCAAATTTTCCGCCGGTCGCTTCTTTGCTCGTTAACGCATAAAACTCAAGTTCTTCAAGGGTTTCTTTCTGCTGCTCCGTCAACGTCGATTCATGCAGATATCTGCCGATGTCGGAGAGGGCGTGGGCGCGCTGGGTGGCCATGGTCT